GTAGGAGGGAATTTATATTTAGGTAATACTCCAATAACCTCTTTACCTAATAATTTAACAGTAGGAGGGTATTTAGGTTTAAGTGGTACTAAAATAACCTCTTTACCTGATAATTTAACAGTAGGAGGGGGTTTATTTTTAAAAAATACACCCCTTTCCCAAAAATATTCCAAAGAAGAAATACAAAAAATGGTTCCTGGAGTAGAAGGGGACATCATCCTTTAAAAAATTTACCTTAATAAGAACTTTTCATCTTAATATGTATACCAGAACAACAAAGTTATAACTAAATAAAGACTATGACCAAATTTAAATTCCCATCGGAAGAAATTGAACTACCCTCTAAAGGTTTAATTTACCCAAAAGACAACCCCCTATCAAGTGGTAAAGTAGAAATAAAATATATGACCGCTAAGGAAGAAGATATTTTATCAAATCAATCTTACATTCAAAAAGGTACTGTATTAGACAAATTATTAGAATCTGTTATCATATCCAAGATTAATATCAAAGATTTAATAGTAGGGGATAAAAATGCTATTTTGATTGCTACTCGTATTTTAGGATATGGTAAAGAATATAAAGTAGATATACGAGGTGAAGAACATACCCTTGATTTATCCACTCTTGAAAATAAACAATTTGATGGGTCCTTAATATCTCAAGGTAAAAACGAATTCAACTACACATTACCAAGTACCGATACTAAAATTACTTTTAAAATTTTAACAGGTAACGATGAATCAAAAATTGAAAGAGAATTAACAGGTTTAAAGAAAATAAACAAAGAAGCATCCCCAGAACTCTCAACCCGTTTAAAATATATTATTACATCAGTAGACGGAGAAACAGATACTAAATCTATCAGAGAATTTGTAGATAACTATTTGCTAGCCCGAGATTCACGTGCCTTAAGAGAATATGTAAAAAATGTTCAACCTGATGTTGATTTAAACTATATATTAGATAGTGGAGAGGAGGTAACAGTCCCTATTGGACTTAGTTTTTTTTGGCCTGACATCTAAAGTAGCACCACAAGTAAGAATGAATCTATTTTCCCAAATCCATCAAATTTTATTTCATGGTAAAGGGGGATACGATTACGATACAGTTTACCATATGCCCATATGGTTACGTAAGTTTACATTTAATGAAATTAAAAAATTTTATGAAGAAGAAAAAGAGACATCCGAAGGTAAAACTCCCGAAGGGCAAACTAACCTAATAGGACCTGATGGTAAAGTAAATACACCCGAATTTGCTAAGGCAAGTAAACAATATAAAGGAAGGAGCAGCTATAAATAGTTGCTCCTTTCAATATTTATAACATATATTTAAGTTTATATGGCTACACCACAAGAAATACAAAAATTATTAAAGGAGCTACAATCAGCATATGATAGATTAGGTCAAACAAACCCTTTTGCAAATTTTGATACATCTAATATTCAAAATGTAACAACTACAACACGTCAATTAGAAGCAAGTCTTAAAGGTGTAGAAAGACAAATCCAAGACATATCAGAGGGTATTGGGGATGTTGTAAGCATTTTTCAGTCTACAGTTAATGAAATTTCAAAATCTAATACCGCCCTAAATGATACTAAAAAGACATTTAATAGTTTAACTTCTTTAGCACAACAATTACGTAATGATAAGGAAGGTATTAAAAAATTAAATGAAAAAGAATTAAATTCTATAATTGAGAAAGTTAAAATCCGAAAACAAGAATTAGGGGATAATAAAATTCAATTAGAACAACGTAAAGAGGCTTTAATAGAAGAAAATAAAAATAATACCCTTACATATTCTCAAAAGAAAAAGAATAGGGAAGAAATAATAAGAATTAGCGACGCCCTAAATTCAGTTAACGCTGAATATAAAAAAGGTGTAGGTTTTTCCCAAGATTTAATAACAGCCGCTAAAGACAGAATTAATCTAGAGCAAAAAATTGGTAAAAATCTAGGAGCAAAAGCCTTTTCAGGGATAGCAGATTTAACTAAATCTATCCCAGGATTAAGAAATTTTGCAGAACCATTCCAAAAAGCTAGTGATGCTGCTAATGATATGGCTAGGGGTATAGAAGAAGCAGCCAAAAGTGGAGGTAAAGGTCTTACTAAAGAAAAAATTAAACAATTAGGACTAGAAGGTAAATTAGGAAATCTTGCTGGTGTCGCTGCTGCTAATAAGCTAAAAGGTATGAGTGGTTTTTCTAAAGGGTTACTTTCTGCTAAAGCCGGGTTTAAAGCTCTAGGTCCTATGATAACTAAATCTTTAGGTCCTATTGGGTTAATTATGGAATTAGTATCCGCCTTTGGTAGAGTCAACAAAGAAACAGTTGAACTTCAAAAAGGAATGACCTTATCTTCAAATGAAGCCTCTAGTTTTAGATCAAACCTATCAACTGCCGCCAAACAATCAGGAGACATAAACATTACAGCCTCTAAATTATTAAAAACATTTAGTTCTTTAAACAAACAATTTGGTTTTATAACAAATTTTGCATCTAAGACTTTAGTTACTATGACTAAGTTAACTGATGTGGTAGGAGTATCATCCGATGCCGCTGGTAATTTAGCAGCAGCTTCAACTTTAACGGGTAAAAGTTTTGAATCAAATTATAAAGATGTATTAGGAACTAGTTATGAACTTCAACGTCAAGAAGGTGTCCAATTTGATTTAAGAGAGATATTAGAAGAAACAGGTAAAGTAACAGGTACAGTTAGAGCAAACTTAGGTGCAAACCCTGCAAATATTGCAAAAGCAATTACTCAAGCTAAATTATTTGGTGCTTCATTACAACAAGTAGCATCCGCAGGTAAATCATTACTAGATTTTGAATCATCAATAACATCAGAATTAGAAGCTGAATTATTACTAGGTAGAGACATCAATCTAGAAAAAGCTAGATTAGCGGCTTTAAACGGGGATCAAGTCACTTTAGCTAAAGAATTAAGAAAAGAAGCCGGAAATTATGACGACTTCATGAAAATGAATGTTCTTCAACAGGAAGCCATAGCTAAAGCTATGGGTATGCAATCTGATGAACTTGCTGATATATTATTTAAACAAGACATACAAGGTAAAACAGCTAAAGAATTAAGAGCTTTAGGTAAAGATGAATTAGCTGATAGATTAGAAGCACAAACTGTGCAAGATAAATTTAATGCCTCTGTGGAAAAACTTAAAGAAATATTTGCTGATGTAGCTACCGCAATAATGCCATTATTTGAACTTTTAGGTGGTGTTTTTTCATTTATAGGAAAAATAGTAAAATTTGTTGAACCTCTTATAGGAACTATCACGGGTGCTTTAATAGGATTTGCAACTGGTGGTCCTATAGGAGCACTAATAGGAGGTGCAGTAGGCGGAATATCAGACGTTAGTAGAGCCTCAAGAGCAGGTGACATCAACTCCCCAGCAGATGGTAAAACACAAATCTCAACAAAAGAAGGTGGTTTATTTGAACTATCTAAAAACGATGATATAGTGGCGTTCCCTGGAGCATCTAGGGTAATGGCTCAAGCTAACCAACCACAACAACAAGTTGTAGTACAAAATGATAACACAGAATCTAAAAAAACTAACCAACTTTTACAACAGATCCTATCTAAACAAGGAACAATAAAACTAGATTCAACTGATATGGGTACAGCAATGTCTGTAAACCGATACGCAATCCAATAAAATTTAATATTTATAATAAAAACAAACTATGAGTATACTAAACAAATTACAAAACCAAGGCTCCCCATTATCCGTAGGTAATGGATCAACACCTTCAACTCCATTATTTTCCCAATCTAAGGTACACGATCAGTATTCAATCAACGGTAACCCTACAATATTAGGAAAACCACAACCCTCAGTATTGGATTTAGACGGTATAACACCACCAAAATATAGCGATAACTTACCAGGATAATAAAATTAAATATGTTAGTTAATCGTAGAACAGATCTTAAATCATTAAAATTTGGAAAAGATAGAATTGGTGGGGGGAGTAGTAACCAACCCTATGTTAAATCATCAATACCCAATTCATTTAGTGATATAGGCACAACAGGAGGTCCTGACTTCTTGTTAAGAGGGGGATCTCTAACCCCAAATAGAATAGCCAATGATACTTCTCGTTTAACTAAAATGTTCTTTGATTTTAAATCCCCAAATGGTTTACTATTTACAGCAAAACAAAATACATTATCGCGTACTTCAGTAGCAGTTAATGGTAGTGGTAAGGTATTAAATAACGGTATTTATTTGCCTACCTCTACAATATTAGGAGCAGCCGGTAACCCCATAGGCCTTCACTTAAATAAACAAGGAATTGATCCTTTTAAAGGTTTAAGCAAAGAGGGTGGTGGTGTATTTAGTTTATTTGGGATAGAAGATCCTTTAGGACAACCATATTATAAAGATATAGTTAAAAAAAATAGTAAAAGTAGATTAGAAACATATTTAAGTACTCATATCACAAATAAATCAGAAGGTAATCTATACGAATATGGAGGAGGCCCAGGATCTATTTTAGGGATAGGAACAACTAAAATTCCCCTTTTAAATCCAAATGAAAGAACGGGTGTAAATAATCCTACATTAAATTATAACCAAAATTTTCTTACTTTAGGTTCATCAAACCAAGAATTTTTAATAGGTGATAATATTACTACTATAACCTATAATCCTAGTAAATATTTAAATTTAAAACCTAAATATTCCTTAGAAACACAGAATAGGGTAAATAATATAACATATAAATTAGGAGCTACTAGTAAGTATTTTAGTGTTTTAAATGACTCATCACAAGATAAAATTTTAGGTTCTGATATTAACATCCCACTTCTTAATAGTGTATATAAACCTAATACTTTAGATAATTGGGGTGGGGTTGATACTAGTAATACTTTAACCCAACAGCAGTTAGTAGATTTTACATCTTCAAAATTAGACCCTAATAAAATACGGGAAGATTTTAGGAAGGATACTTCAAAAACTTTATCTTTAAACTATTCTAAAAACAATATAGAGCAAAGAGTAAATTTAGGGAATCCTGGAAAAAAAGGTAATATTTCTAATTATCAAATTGGGAAAAGAGATAATAGTGGAAAAAATTTAGGAGCTCTAGATAAAATAACATCCTTACCACTATATAAAAGTACAAATATTGATACTGAAAAACCCATAAATGATTTAGTTAAATTTAGAATTGCTGTTATAGATAATGACAACCCCACATTAAAAACCTATATACATTTTAGGGCTTTTATAGACTCTATGAGTGATACTTATTCATCAGATTGGCAATCTCAAAACTTTATGGGAAGAGGTGAAAAATTTTACCAATACCGTGGATTTGATAGATCAGTTGCATTATCTTGGACTGTAGTCGCACAATCAAAAGCCGAACTAATACCTATGTATCAAAAATTAAATTATCTGGCTTCTGTATGTGCCCCCGATTATTCAAATAAGGGATATATGAGAGGAAACTTAATCGAACTAACAGTAGGGGGGTATTTATTTAATCAACCCGGAATAATGAATGGTATAACCTTTGATATCCCCACAGAATCTCCTTGGGAAATAGCAATACCTTCAACAGAATCATCATCAGACCCTAACAACACTTCAAGTCTTATATCAGATAGTAGTGTAAAAGAATTACCCCATATGATTAAAGTTACGGGGTTTAATTTTACTCCAATTCATAATTTTGTACCTTCAATACAGAAAAATAAATATAATGGAGAAGGGGATAGTGTGAGTGAATATGGTATCCAAAGATATATAGCTCTAGATAACGGCTTTAATGGAACAAATTATAAAATAAATAATGGGTAGATATACAAACATACAAACCAAACAATCTACAAGTGGTAAAAGTTTAAAGAGTATTACAAAATATCCTGAAATTCCACTTAGTTTTGATGATACCTATGTTTATACTACTATAGGTGATAGATTTGATACTTTAGCTCAAACATATTATAGTGATGCTTCATTATGGTGGGTAATATCAATAGCAAATCCTCATTTACTTCAAAATTCATATTACCCTCCAATAGGAACTCAATTAAGAATCCCTTCAAATATAAGTCAAATTACATCTTTATATAATGATTTAAATAATAACTAGTTATGGAACAAGGAAATGTATTAGGTGAAGAATTTAACCAATATGTATTTGATCAAATAGATGTAAGACAATCTTTAAATGGTGCTAGTGGGGTAGATAATCCATTATCACGTAATTCTAAAATTTTAAATTATTTAAATACTAGAAATGCGTGGGTAAAAATGGCATCTGGAGTTGCTTTAACTGATAAAATAAAAGATGAGAAACTACCAGAGGGTTCAAGGGGCACTGACCGATTAAAATCAATATCCAATGATCTTAATTCCTCAATCTCAGAACTGGATTTTGTAAAATATAATTCTACAGGTTTAGCTAAAAACTTTGTGTTGTTTAATACTTTATCTAACTTTGGTTTTGAAGGAGAAAACACATATGATAAAATACCATATACTTTTAGAAGTGGAATACAAACCACCCAAAAAAGTTGGTTAGATGTAGATTCATCTTATGGTTTAGGTGGAACTTCTATGGGTCTTCAACCAACTCCTGGTATAATAGATGTGTCTATAGATTGTATAAACAGGGGCTCTATTCGTAAAGCAACAGTTACTTTAAAAGCATACAATATTTTTCAATTTTCTATAATAGAAATGCTTTACTTAAGGTTAGGTTATACTATGATGTTGGAATGGGGGTGGGATAGGTATGTGAGTAAAATTGAAGGAGATGGAAGTTTTACAACTGAGACTATGGGTAATACTATCACTGAGGATTTATGGTTTAAAGATATAGACTATAACCAAACTAAAATGATACAAGCCATAGAAAGATACAGAGAAATATACCATAGTAACTATGATGGGTTTTTTGGCAAAGTAAACAATTTTACATGGAACTTCAACCCTGATGGTAGTTATGATATAACCATAAATTTAATCACCGTAGGAGATGTAGTAGAATCTCTAAAAACAAATGTAAATAGTAGAATTATATCTAAAGAAAATTTAGAAAAAAACCAACAAACCCTAAAAACTATAAATAGTAAATTAGAGGGTAGTTCTATATATAATGCCTTAGGAGGAGATATCCTAAGCCAATATTTATCTTCTCTAGTAATTAATTATACTTCCAATACTACCAATTCTGAATTAATTAAATTTAGTGATATTACTAATAGCATATATGGGAATAAAATACCTACTGAATTAGAATATTTTATCACTCTAGGAGATTTTTTAGATATATTACAAGAAAAAATTATCCCTAAGTTTAAAGGAAAGGAAAAAGAAGACATTATCAAAATTGATACTGACCGCAATTTAAACTATATTAGTTGCTATTATAATTTAATACCTTTTGACCCTAAAGTATGTATTTTTACAACAAAATATAGTTCCCAATTTACAAATGACTTCCCCATTTTAAATTTTAAGGACCACCCTACAGGTACTTTAGACCGAAATCTCACAGAAAAATTTATGGAAGAAAAGGAGGGTTTCGTAGCTGGGAAATTAATGAATATATATTTAAATGTAGATTTTATTCTTAAGAAATTAAATAGTAATATAGATGAAAAAGGAGATTTAAGTTTATATAGATTAATAGAATCAATATGTTCTGGATTAAATAATGCCTTAGGAAATATAAACAATTTAGAACCTGTTATAAAAGATGATAAAACTCTAGTTATAATAGATCAAAACCCAATTTCCCAAATTAAAAAATTTATTAGTATTTCTGACTCTACACAAGTTAAAAATAATAAGACTACTACACAAAATCCATTTTTAGAGGTTTATGGTTATAACAAGGGCCAATCTAATTTCCTAAAAGATATAAAATTCCAAACTAAAATAGATAATTCTCTAGCTAGTATGATATCCATTGGTGCAACAGCAGGGGGGTCTAACACAAAAAACTCAGATGCTACTGCATTCTCTAAATGGAATTTAGGTTTAAAAGACAGATTTACTCCACCAATCGAAGAACCAAATGATTCCTTAAACCCTCTTAAAGTAAATGATGATTATATAAATACTGCTAAAAAGTGGGCTGAAGATAATATTGAAAACAATAATGAACTTATTAGTGGTAAATACTGGCTCATTCCAAGTAATAAACTTTATATAGAAGACTTTATTTTTAGTAAAAATTATGATCTTTGGTACCCACAATCTAAATATTCTAAAAAAAAAGCGATTAATGTTTGGTTAGAGAAAGTAAGAAAGAAAAAACGTATAGAAAATCAAGAGACCTATGATGAAACTAAGTTAAGTGAATTAGCTAATGGAACATATGCCATAATTTTATGCAATGTTTTTGGAAGAAACATTACCATTACTTACGGTGGGGCTAAAGAAACCTTTATCAATAGTGGTTCTAATTATAGTGATTTATTTAATAATGAGGATCTAATTAAAAAACTAAAAACATCCTATAAGGATTACATAAATAATTTATCTAATACAAATTTCACAAAATCCCAAGACTCCTCAGGAAATATTGGTTTTATTCCTGTATCCTTTGATTTAACTTTAGAAGGATTATCAGGAGTTAAAATATATAATAAACTAAACATAGATACAAGATTTTTACCCCCCAATTATGGAAAATCCTTAGATTTTTTAATAACTAAAGTCAACCATAAAATATCAGATAATAATTGGGATACTACATTAGGAACCATCTCAACATCTAATATAAAGGATAATAAAGGTGTTAATAACACCTCTATAATTGCAAATTTACCCTCTTCTCCACCATCCACTAGTAACTATAATTGGTTAAAAGAATGCCCTATCCAAAATACTAGAATACTAAGCGGGATAAGAGTTACCAATGGTCAATTACCCGATACTATATTAAAAGAAATAAACAATCCTCAACAATATAAGGGTGCAAACCAAAGTGATGAAGGTAGAATAAGATTATACCCTGAAGTTACAGATAATCTCAACCAACTATTAACATCTGCAACATCCCAAAACATTATCCTTAAAATCAATTCCGCCTACAGAACATATGAAGACCAATTAAGAGTCATAAACCAGTATGGTCAAGGTGTTGCAGCATGTCCTGGAACTTCCAACCATGGTTTCGGTTTAGCTGTAGATTTTGCTAATATTAATGGAGGTAGAATAAAACCCGGGATGAAAGAATATGATTGGATAAAAGAAAATGCTCCTAAATTTGGTTTTAATAGACTACCTTGGGGTAACAAAGGAGAAAATTGGGAATCATGGCATTGGGAATACACTAGTATAAGCAGAAACTTAACAACTTTAAAAACCCAACAAAAATCTGCCTTTGAAGAAAAAAAACGACAATTAAAATCCTCTAATGTTATTAATTTAACTTAATAAATATGTACTTTCCAAAATCTCAAATAAAAACTAATTTATATACTAAGGGTGGAGAATTTATAGACCCTTCAACAGGAGAAAACTATGTCGGCTTTTACTTTAAAACATCTACTGGAGGTTATTATACTGGTAAAAACCCTCAAGACTCCCCTGTAATAAATTTGTCCCCTACTATAGCATTTGAAACTTCTAATTTATCTTCAACCCTTGAATTTATTAATGAATCCTCTCCTTCAATTTGGACTTGGGATTATTATAGTACACCTTTAGATAAAACAAATCCTCCATCCCCACCTATACGTACATATCCTACCCCTACAAAACCTGATTATATCCTAGGTGAATTTACAAGGTACTTTTTAAGTAAAACTAATGAATCTAAATTTATAGAGATAAATAAAGAACAATATCAAAAATATATAGACAAAGATAAAAACGTAGCTTACCAACTATACCAACCTATTTCATTTTCATGGGACTTAACGGGTGATAGAAATGATACTTATAGGGTAAACGAGGCAACTATAAATAAAGTAGAAAGGGATAATAAACTCCCGGGCTTCAAATCTTATTTTAAAGGTAGATTCGATCAATTTTACAAATAGTTTGGTTATCCTAATACTTAGTTGTATATTTAATCAAAATAGGTTATATGTATTGGCTTGTAGAGGATAAAGAACAGTTAGAGGTTTTAACACGTATTGGTTATAAAGAAGCTTTCATTGAGGTAATACCCTACAATGACACCATTCACCCCACACAAAACCACATAAGTTTACTGTATATTAGACCCATTTTAGCATCTAAAGGCTTTATGGTATGTATTCATCATAGTGAGGCCCTAAATGTGTTATCCACGTATAAGACAAAAATAATAAATCTATTAAATAAATTTGAAAAATTATATTGTTACGATAAAAAAGAGACATTACATTATTTACCACTAAAGGCTCTTTATGACATAAACCCACCCCCAACTACGTATATACGTCCTACAACACAAACTCACGAGATATACTACAGTAAACATAAAGATAATCCTAGTTTAAATTTAATTATACCTATTGTTAAACATTATGAAAGATGCGAGACACTTTTTGGAGATCTAAAAGCAAATATTAACAGAGAAAAAACAAAATATGATGAGTTCTTTAATAGTAAAACCACAATGGTATTCAACGCTATCGAAAGAAGTGGAATACGAGTACACGTACCAACATTCGAAGAGTACTTCCACCCCCTTAAGGGTGAATATGTCTACACACAGTTCAACTTAAAAACAACAACAACCCGTCCCTCAAATAGTTTTAAAAACGTAAATTATGCCGCACTCAACAAAGAAAATGGATGTAGAAAAAGTTTTATACCACGTAATAATAAATTTGTGGATTTTGATGTTAAGAGTATGCATGTTATTATTTTATCTAAGCTTATAGGTTATAAACTCCCTCCTGGAGATATATATGAATATTTGGGTGAAATATATGGATTAAAGAGAGAGGAAGCAAAAATACTAACTTTAAAACAAATAAATAGTAGCACCTTAAATGAATATGAAAATTTAGAATTTTTTAAAAAAATATCATTATATAAAAATAGATTATGGGAAAAATTTGGAAGAATGGGGTATGTAGAATGTCCTGTATCTGGGTATTTTATAAAAAAAGAAGATGTTGGTGATATGAATCCTGGCAAACTTTTAAATTATCTACTACAGTGTTTAGAGACTTCAATTCAAGTTAAAATTTTATGGGAATTATTTAGAGGATTAAAGGGGTTTGAAACAAAAATAGTACTATATGTGTATGACTCAATACTTTTAGATTTAAAAGATAGTGAAAAAAATAAGGTTTTAAGTCTTATTAGAGATGTATATACAAAATATGGGTTTGATTTGAATTATAAAGAAGGAAATGATTATCATTCTTTAGTCTCCCCCTAACTTTTCTTTATTTATAATAAAATGAAAGAATGTTCTGAATGTAAAGAATTTAAAATATTAGAAGAATTTGATTTTGGATTATGTTGAATTTGAATTTAAAAGAAAAATATACAACCCCTTGGAATCCCCAAAATAATATTGTATATTACAATAATTAAAGAAATAGAAGGTTATGACTACAATTTTGGAGAGTAAGATTAATACGTATAATATGAGTTATGATATTATAACTGATATAAATACATTGAAAGATTTGAATAATAGATTATTTTGTACGTTTACAGACTTAGAGGGTTTGGATTTACTAATAGAAGATATAAAGGCCAAGTATGATATAATATATAACAAAATATTTATTTTGGAAATTATGGGTAGAGATGAGTATGTAGTTACATATAATGTAGACCAAACAAATTTATCCTCCATCCCAGAAAATACTATATTGTTACATAGAAAAAAAGAATCGAATACTCTTTATACAATAAATGCATTAAATGAGTTAATAAAATTATTAAATGGAGGAGTTGTTGATATTTATTATAAAGTGAATTGGCAGCATTATAGGAATACTATACTACTGACTCAGCACAATGAATTAAAACAATTGAAAACCAAAATACATAAAATTATTGAAATAGAATGAAACTAAGAGATTTACTTAATGAAATGTTAAATGAAGTTGCTATTGACCAACTTCGTACCCAATATGTGGATAGGGGTAAAATGCCTTCTACTGTTTTTGATAAAGTTATAGATGCTGCAAATAAGAAACCAGCATATGCTACCTGGTTAGCTAAACGAGTGCTAACTAGGGTAATTAAAATTGAAGATATTGAAAAATATAAAGAATATTTAAATGTTTTTGACCGTAATAAAAGAGAATATCCTTCCTCTGATATCAATTTTTATAAAGATAAAAACAAAATAGAAGATTTTAATTCTAAATCTATTGAGATTATAAATAAAGAAACAGACCCATCACAACAAAAAGGAATCCCATTCGAACAAAAATATGCTAAGTTAAAAATTGGGACAGTAGCAGATTTTGATATATATAAACTTCCCCAAGGATCCGAAAATTTATATGGGGCTTCATGTGATTTGGGTTCTGGAACAGGTTGGTGTACAGCAACAAATAAAGTAAATCATATGTTTAATAGTTATATATCAAAAGACGATTTATATATCTTAATAGATAAAAAAGATAAAACCAATAAATACCAATTCCATTATGCTGATTCACAGTTTATGGATAAGGATGATAATGAAATATTAGATTATTAGATGAATCTAACCTTTAAACCTAGATTAATATGAGTGTAAGAATTCAAATTCCCGAATTAAAAGGATATAAGGCTATTAAGAACCCTGCCTTAACTACTGTAATTGATAGAATAATAAATAATAGATGGTGGAACAATGAGGGGTGGTCTACCATGTATGATGCACGCTACCAAGAATTTTATGATCTTTTAAAATCAGGAAATTTTTTAGAAAACAGCTTACTCTTAGCATCCAAAATGAATTCAGCCCCAGCTGAATTTGGTGAAGATATTAGTGAAGAGAATAAAGAACGACTTAAGCAAGTTTTTGATTTTTTAGAAAAAAAAGAAAACAAACCTAATCCTACTACAGATAGAAGTAATGACCCTGAGTTTGGTCTTTTTGAAAAAGATAACACTATAATTGTAGGCAATATGGGATTTAGTATAGTAGATAAATCAGGTAGACCACAAACATATCCATACCCAAGCGATGGTGTAGCCTTAGAATACTTAGGAGAAAACTACTTTATTATAGAAGATATTTTAGATGATGGGGTTTTTGTTTTAAAATCAATAGATGATATGTTAAAAGTATACAAATCTAAGGGCATAAATGTAGATAATGAACAAAATATGTACTTAGTATAAGATGGATTTACAATTAAAAAGTTATTTAGATAATTATATAAAAATCCAAAACTCTTTTCATTTTATTTCTTTAGGTGGTAGTGTACCTTTAATGATATATGGTAGTATACCATTTAGAAAAATTAAAGATTTCGATATTATTAGTACCCAGTATGTAAATAAAGATGAAATCTTATATAGAGCTTTTGATATTAAGCCCCCTAAACGTTTTTTAGGAGGTACACGAGTATCTTATGAAGATACCCATTTTGATTTATATATCAACCCCCAAGCAACTTATGAGTTTATTCATTTTGAGGGTTATAACTTAAGAGTATCGCCTGAAGACGAGATAATATTTTATAAGTCTAAACAATTACTTAGGGGTACAAAAAAAGGTATTGAAGACTTTTCTAACATAATAGAAAATAAAAAATTCTAAAAAGCCTTTTAGTAAAGTTTGGATTTACTGACTTAATATGACTTTAGTATTAAAATTGCTTATGGGGTCAGTTACGGTTCTTTACAACCCCTATAATATGTATAACGTGACTATAAATCACATTATACCATAGATAAAAAATGAATAACAAATTATTTTGTACCTTTACGATTGAAGAGGAGCTAGATGAATTGGTACAAACCATAAATGAAAGTTATGATATTTTATATGGAAAAATATTTGTTTTGTATATTAAAAGCAATAATGAATTTGTTTGCACATACAATGTAGACCCTACTACTTCAAGAGATATCCTTCCAAATACTATATTGTTACATAGAAAAAAAGAATCGAATACTCTGTATACTATTAATGCTCTTAATGAATTGGTTAAGAAATTAAATGATGGGGTTATTGACCCTAGATTTAGAGTAGATTGGCAACATTATAGAAATTGTATTTTACTTACTAAACATAATGAATTAGACCGATTAAATACAAAAATATATAAAATAATAGAAATATAATGGATAATTTCGATTTAAAAAAATATTAAAATAAATTAGGAACCCAGTAATGGGGTTCGTATATTACAATTACATAAACGTTATAAATTAAAATTAGTTATTATGGATTTAAATGCTTTAAAGCAAAAATTAAACACACTTCAATCAAAACCCCAAGGAGGACAAAAAATTGATTATTCTACTATCTATTGGAAACCTTCAATAGGTAAACAACAAATCAGAATTGTACCATCAGCGTATGATGCTTCTAACCCCTTTACAGAATTAAGGTTCCATTATGGTATTACTAATAAGGTAATGATTTCTCCATCAAATTTTGGTGACAAAGATCCGATTTTATTATTTGCCCAAAAATTAAGAGAGGGGGAATATAATAAGGAAAATTATGTTCTAGCTAAAAAGTTAGATGCTAAAACACGTTATTTTGTTCCTGTAGTAGTTAGAGGAGAAGAGGATAAAGGTGTTAGATTATGGCAATTTGGTAAGTTAGTATATGAAGAATTATTAGCACTTGCGGTTGATGATGAAATAGGGGATTATACTGATATTGTAAATGGTAGAGACCTTACAGTTGAAACTGTAGGACCCGAATCTACTGGTACCTCTTACAATAAAACATCCGTTAGAGTTAGATTAAAGTCTACTCCTTTAAGTGAAACTGCTTCTCAAGTAGAGGATTGGACTAACAACCAACCAAACCCAAAAGAAGGTTTATTCAAAATTTATTCATTTGATGAAATGAAATCTGCTTTAGAGAAATGGTTATCACCTGAGGATAATGAACCTGAAATTGCTAAAAACCCTAATTCATTTCCACCACAATCCCCTGCATCTAATAAACCATCAAATTTTAGTTTAGATACATCAAAATCTAAACAAAATAAAGTAGACAAGTTTGATTCTTTATTTGATAATAATGACGATCTTCCCTTCTAAATATGGCGAAAAAAACATCAAAGTCTCTCTCGGCAGCAGTGTCTGCCGAGATTAAGAGCAAATTTGATCTTAATAAATTTAAATCTTCTAAAGGTTTAGATAAAAACGTCAAATTTAAGGACCAAAATTGGATACCCTTATCCCCTGCTTTTCAAGAAGTAGCTGGTGTACCTGGTATCCCTATGGGTCATATTACTCTACTTAGAGGTCATTCTGATACTGGTAAAACAACAGCCTTACTAGAAAGTGCAGTTAATGCTCAGAAAATGGGGATATTACCTATTTTTATTATTACTGAGATGAAGTGGAATTGGGAACATGCTGCACAAATGGGGTTACAAGTTAATCTAATTAAAGATGAAGATGGTGAAATAGTAGATTATGAAGGAAACTTTATTTATGTAGATAGAGAAACCTTACATACTATCGAAGATGTAGCTGCCTTTATTATGGATTTACAAAATGAACAGAAAAAAGGTAATCTACCTTATGATTTAGCTTTCTTCTGGGATTCAATTGGTTCTATACCTTGTGCTATGTCTGTTGAAAAGTTGAAGAATAACAATGAATGGAATGCCGGCGCTATGTCAACCCAATTTGGTAATACTGTTAATCAAAGTATTGTAATGTCTCGTAAAGAATCATCACCTTATACTAACACCTTAGTTTGTATAAACAAAGTTTGGACAGCAAAAGCTGAAGTACCTATGGGTCAACCCAAGATGATGAATAAAGGTGGAATGGCTATGTGGTATGACGCAACTTTTGTAGTTACATTTGGTAATGTCTCAAATGCTGGTACATCTAAAATTAAAGCAATTAAAGGTGGTAAACAAGTAGAATGGGGTAAACGTACAAATTTACAAATTGACAAAAATCATGTCAATGGTATCCAATCAAGGGGAAAAATTGTAATGACTTCTCATGGTTTTATTGAAGATACTGACAAAGATAAAAATGCCTACAAAAAGAAACACCAAGATGAATGGTCTAAAGTCTTAGGGGGAGGAACATTTACCATTATAGAAGATGATGAAGATGTAACCCCCGTACTTTATGACGTAGATGACTTATAAAACCTAAAACATGAAAAACAAAGAATTATTTAACCTCCTTAATGATATTAAGGAGGATCAGGAAATACCAACTCAAAACCGACATGACCGGGTGCTTATAATCGATGCCCTTAACCTATTCTTCCGAAACTTTGCCATGATGAATATGGTTAACCCTGATGGGATCCATGTTGGTGGTTTAGGTGGGTTTTTCCGTTCTTTGGGTGCCATGATTAAACAAACTAATCCTACTTCTGTTTATGTAGTATTCGATGGAGCAGGTTCTACAGTAAACCGTAAGAACCTACTCTCAGAATATAAAGGTACTAGAAATTTACAGCGAATTACTAATTGGGAAGCCTTCGATAATATTGAAGAAGAACATGACTCTAAAATAGATCAAATTGTACGTATAATACAATATTTAAAATTATTACCTGTTAAAACCACTATACTTGACAAAGTTGAAGCCGATGATATCATAGCGGTATTAGCTGAAGAACTAGTAGAAAAACATAATTCCACTTGTTTTATAGTATCATCTGATAAGGATTTTTTACAACTTGTAACTGATAAAATAATTGTATATCGTCCTATGGAGAAAGAATATTATACCCCAAAAGTTGTAGAAGAGAAATTTGGTTTAAAACCTTCAAATTTTATTTTACATAAAACCTTGTTAGGAGATAACTCAGATAATATTCAAGGAATCAAGGGGTTAGGTGCAAAGGGTATATTCAAAAAATTCCCAGAATTAAAAACTCATGATTTAACTTTAGAGGATATTTTTGATATTTCAGCTAGGAAATTTAAAGAACATATTATATATTCACGTATAGTACAGGAAAGAGCTCGTATTGAAACTAATTATAAAGTTATGGATTTAAGCACCCCCATGATAGATGCTAAAGGGAGAGAACATATACATCATTTAATTAATGAAGATCTACCTAATTTTAACCCCGAAATGTTTATTTCATTTTACAATGAAGATAAATTAGGGGGGATGATAAGAAATTTAGATACTTGGTTAAATGATATATTTGTTTTATTTCCAACTTATAAATAATGACATTAACATCTATTTCCTTCTTAATATATATAACCAAAACATATTATGGTAGTGTATTTAACAATACATTTACCTACGGGAAAAATGTATATAGGTAAAGATAAAAATAATCATCACCGCTACTTTGGAAGTGGTGTTAGTATTAAAAACATTATCAAAACTGAAGGTAGAGACAATTTAAGAAAATCTATTTTAGAAGAATGTAGTGATTTAGAAACCCTTATCCAACGATAAGAATATTGGTTAAATTATTACGATGTTGAAAACAACCCTATGTTTCTCAATAGAACTAATAAAGCATATGGTTGTAGTAGGCAAACAGAAGAGGGTAAAAGAAAGATTAGTGAAAATAGAACACCTTTTATTTGGACTAGGGAAATGCGTGAAAAAGCATCTAAACAAAGAATTGGAAAAACTAAAATCCACCTTAAAACTAGAAGTGATAAAGGAATCAAGCGTGGTAAAAGCCCTGGGGTATCCGGGGCATTAAAAACTAGGGATAGAAGTTACAGTTATAAAAAAGTAGGACAATATACACTAGATGGAAAATTAATTAAAACATATACATCAGCAAAAGAAGCAAAAAATGAAACTAATATAAAAATACAAAATGCCCTTGTAAATAAAACAAAAAGTGCTGGTGGGTATATTTGGAAATATTAGGAATAAATCGTATATTCCTATAGAAATAAGTTATAAACAATACTAAATTTAAACGTTATCACACTCCAATCAATAAATCAATACGGACATGACTTTCAAATTAAAGTACTATCTTCTCTATTAACTCATAAAGAGTTTTTAGTCAACATACATGATATCATATCTGAAGAATATTTTGAGAATCCTGCGATAGTATGGTCTATTAAAGAAGTAATCAAATACTTTGATAAGTACCACACAGTTCCATCATTAGATATACTTAAAGTAGAATTACAAAAAGTAGATAATGAAGTACTACAAATATCAATTAAAGAACAACTAAAACAAGCTTATGTTTCTTCAGATGATGATTTAGAATATGTACAAGAAGAATTTACAAATTTTTGTAAGAACCAACAATTGAAAAAGGCCTTAATGTCGTCTGTGGACTTATTGAAAGCAGGCGATTTTGATGGTATTCGTTTTATTGTTGATAATGCCTTAAAAGCGGGACAAGATAAAAATTTAGGACATGAATATGTTAAAGACATTGAATCTAGGTATAGAGAAAATTCAAGAGAAGTTATTCCCACTCCTTGGCCACGTATTAATGAATTACTACAGGGTGGACTTGGAAATGGTGATTTTGGTCTTATATTTGGTAATCCTGGAGGGGGTAAGTCATGGTCGTTAGTTGCACTAGGGGGACATGCTGTAAGGTTAGGTTATAATGTTCTACATTATACTCTAGAATTAGGTGAAGATTATGTTGGAAAGAGATATGATGCTTTTTTCACTAAAATACCAGTTAACAAAATAGATTCTTACAGAGATAAAATCGAAGAAATCATACCTCAACTACCTGGGAAATTAATAATTAAAGAATACCCAACAGGTAAGGCAACTATTTCAACTATTGAATCCCATATTGCAAAAGCAACTAGTATGGGGTCTAAACCTGATTTAGTAATTATTGATTATGTTGACCTTCTTTCATCAAAAAGGAAAAATAGGGAACGTAAGGATGAGATTGATGATATTTATACCAGCACTAAAGGATTAGCTCGACAATTAAACATCCCAGTTTGGTCTGTTTCTCAAGTTAATCGTGCAGGTGCTCAGGATAATATTATCCAAGGAGACAAAGCTGCAGGATCTTATGATAAAATTATGATTACTGATTTCTGTATGTCTCTTTCACGCAAAAAAGAAGATAAAGTTAATAACACAGGTAGATTTCATATAATGAAAAACAGATACGGAATGGATGGGCTTACTTTTGGTATAGATGCAGATACTTCAACTGGTCATTTTACAATTAAAAATGAGTATTTTGAAGGGGATGAAACAGAACCCTTAGCCCCCACCACTAGGTCTAACCAGTTTGATACTAATGTTGATATCTTTGATAAAAACTTATTACGAAAGAAATTTTTTGAATTAAATCCCTAAACCCTAATAAATATTAATAATTAAATAATGATAAAAAAAAGTATATTTGACCCAAGTGAAGATGTTAGAGGAAACGATTATCCTCATTTATTAAAATACGCCAATGTTATATGGGAAGCCTTTTGGACACCTGAACACTTTGACTATGATAAAGACGTAAGAGATTTTAAAACAAAACTAAAACCCCACGAACAAGAGGCTATTAAAAGGTCAATGTTATGTATAGGAGTAGTAGAAAATAAAGTTAAAACTTCTTGGGCACGGGTCGATTTAAGATTACCAAAAACCGAAATAGCAGATGCTGGGCATGTATTTGCAGGTAATGAGGTGGTACATAGGAGAACTTATAAACAAGGGTTGGATTTACTAGGTTTAGATATTATGTTCGAAAACATAATGGATATCCCTCAAGTAGCAGGTAGAATTAATTACCTTAACAAATATTTAAAAGGGTATACTTCTAGATCTAATAAGGAATTTACAAAATCCTTAATTCTATTTACCCTATTAGTAGAAAATGCTAGTCTTTTTGCTAACTTTTTAACTATATCCTCTTTTGGTAAATATAAAAATGTTTTTACTAACTTTACTGCTGTTGTAAATGCAACTAGTAAAGAAGAAGCAATCCACGCCCAATTTGGAGCAGAACTAATTAAAATAATTAAAGAAGAAAACCCAGAATGGTTTGATGGTGAAATGGAGAACAAAATTCGCAGGAACATTAGAAAAGCATATAAGGCGGAAGAAGAGTTAATAGATTGGGTATTTGAAAAAGGGGAATTAGATTTTATGCCTAAAAATATTATAAAAGAATACACAAAACAAAGATTAAATCACGGTTTAGAATTAATAGGGTATGAAAAAGAATACGAAGTAGATAAAGAACTATTAAAATTAACAGAATACTTTGATAGAATGGCTAAAGCACCCATATCTTTCGATTTCTTCGCACAGAAAAGCACAGATTATAATAAAACAAATTTAATTACTGAAGACGCATGGGATTAGACTTACAATGGCTTAAAGATAAAGAACAAGTAGAAATGTTAAAGAGGGGGTATCTAAATGAAAATGAAACCCCCGAAGATAGATTCCAAGCTATCTGTGACGCAATACAAAAATATTCCAACCAACTAGTAAAAACCCCAGAATCAAAGGAGTATGTTAAAGGTATAGGAAAAAGATTTGAAGAATATATATCTAAGGGGTGGACATCATTTTCAACCCCAATCATACGGTCTTTCGGGTCAGAATTTAACCTACCTATTAGTTGTAACCACACCATATTAGAGGATTCTATGGATGGAATATACCGAAGACTTTACGAAACCGGGATACTAGCAAGTAAAGGATCAGGCACCGCCGTAAATATTTCAGATTTAAGACCTATGGGTTCACTTATAGAATCTGGTGGGGAAGCTAATAGTATAATTGATTGGATGGAATTGTATGCCGATATGATAGCAAAAACAGCCCAAAATTCACAAAGAAGAGGTTTTATTACCTTCTATTTAGATGCTGATCATCCTGAGATTATGGATTTTTTAGATATAGGTACAGAAAGAGTTCCTAAGGATAAACAAAGATTCTTATCTACTATTACAACCGCCGTAACTTTACCTGAAGGGTTTAGACAAGCTTTAAAGGATGGAGATATTGAGAAACGTAAAATATTTACTAAAATTTTAAATACTAGGAAAGAAGCAGGTTTCCCTTATATTTTAGATATTGAAAATTCTAATAAAGGGATATGTCAATCTTACCAAGACAAAGGTATTAAAATCAGAAACTCCAACATTTGTATTGAAGCCACAGAATATGCTGATTATGAAAAAACATTTGCATGTTGTTTATCTTCAATAGTAGTATACCATTGGGATGAAATTAAAAAAGATCCTAATTTCTTATTTGATATGAATATTGCACTTGATTGTGTTATTGAAGAATATATTGAAAAGGGTAGAAAAATTAAAGGTATAGAATCTGCAATAAAATTTGCAGAGGAACATAGAACTATAGGTATAGGGATATCTGCATTTCATTCTTATTTACAAAAAAATAATGTAATATTTGGTTCATTACCTTCATTTAACATTAACAACGATATTTTCTCTACTATGAGAAAAGAAGGAGATAGAGCCTCTAAGTGGATGGCACAACATTTTGGTGAACCTAAGATGTTAGAAGGGTATGGTGAACGTAACACAAGTCGTATGGCACAAGCTCCTAAAAAATCAACTAGTTTTATTGATGGGGGTATAACAATGGCTTACAGTGAAGGTATTGAACCTCATAAAATAAATTACGGGGAAAAGATGGTTGCCAAAATTCAAGTAGAGTGGAAAAATAGAGAATTAGAAGCATTACTAAAATCAAAAGGTAAGGATACAGAAGATACATGGGATAGTATCCTAATACATGGAGGATCAGTACAACATTTAAGTTTCCTGAGTGGGCACGAAAAGGATGTGTTTAAAACATTTCATGAGATATCACAAGTAGATGTAATTAATTTAGCGGCACAAAGACAAAATTATATAGATATGGGTCAATCAATTAATTTAGCAATTCACCCCGAAGCGGCTGCTAAAGATGTAATTAAACTACACTTAGATGCATTTGATAAGGGTTTAAAATCCCTATATTACCAATTTAACTTAAACGCCGCTCAACAATTTTCACAAGACTTGTTAACCTGCAGTGCGTGTGAAGGATAATATCTTTTATATTTATAATAAAACATCAAATTATGAAAAAATTTTTAAATGGAATTAAAGAATGGGTATTTGCTAATGGTATTACAGGTATTGGTTTTGGCTTAGTTGGGATTTATTTTCTTATAAACGGTCAAAATTTATTTGCAGGTATAGGTTTAGGGGTGTTATTTACTCGTAATTGGGATTGGATAGTATCTAAATTTAAGTCATTGTTTAATAATTAACCCTTCTTTAAAAAAAATTAAAAGGAAACGATTAACGTTTCCTTTTTTTTTTGTTTTTTTGGTTTTTCTTTATATGTATAATAAAATACACTTTAGTGTTAGTTTTAATAGTAAAAATATTTTAATTATAAAACCACAAAGTGTAGATATGAGCCTACAAAGTTTACAACAAAAATTAAAAATTACAACTGACGGTATATTTGGACCTGATACTTTACACGCAAGCATGTTATACTTCAATCTCACCCCTGAAAGAGCTTCTCATTTCTTTGCTCAAGTATCCCATGAAACCGCCAATTTTAAATATTTTGTTGAAAATTTAAATTATTCCACTAAGGGCCTTAATAGTATTTTCCCCAAATATTTTAAAAGAGTGGGTAGAAACCCAACTAGATACCATAGAAACCCTGAAAAGATAGCAAATCTTGTATATGCCAATAGAATGGGAAATGGTAATGAAGAATCAGGAGATGGTTGGAAATATAGAGGGAGAGGAGCAATTCAACTCACAGGAAAAAATAATTACGAATTATTTTCTAAATATATTAATAATCCTGAAGTATTAACTAACCCTGATATAGTAGCAACTTTATATCCCTTTGAATCTGCCATATTTTTCTTTGATACTAATAAACTTTGGGACATTTGTGATAAAGGAGTTACAGATGGAGTAATATTATCCTTAACAAAAAGAATTAATGGTGGTACTAATGGGCTCTCAGATAGAATAAATAAAACCCATAAATATTACGAATACATTAAATAGTTTATTATACGATGAAAACCTCACTTATACTTACATTATCCTTGACAACAGCCCTAGCATTTATAGGAACCTATTTTTTAGACCTAACAGCCGACAATTTAGAACAATACCTTTCAGTAAGTTTTGTAGTATTTCTTGATGGTTTCTTTGGCATTTGGGCAGGGGCAAAAAGAGAAGGATTCCAAACTCGTAAAGCCATTAAAGTTATAAAAACATTTGTATTTTGGATATTAATGCTATCCGCTATACTTACAATCGAAAAAGGATTTTCAGGTACTTCATGGTTAAGTGAAACAATTATGGCTCCCTTCTTAGTATTTCAATTAATATCTACTTTTAAAAATGCTTCTATGGTTGGGTTAGTAAAAAATGATTTATTAGTAAAAATATTAGATAAATTAGATAAACATAAAGGAGAAAGAATGGTATAATTAAAAACCATATTTTTTCAAAATGGGTTGGTTTATTTAAAACTTTTTTTTATATTATCAAGTATGAAAAATAAAATATTACCTTATATTGTATTATTTGTAGCTTTAGGCTTAAGTAGTACAGCTGCATATTATAGTATCATTGGTTTATCCAAACTATTTGCTGGGGTTGCACTCGCAGTAATTATTATGTCTAGTTTTTTAGAAGCATCTAAATTAATAATTGCCTCTTTATTATATCAATATTGGGGTACTTTAAATAAAGTATTAAGAATATACTTAACTATAGCCTTATCCATTTTAATATTAATAACTTCAATGGGGATATATGGTATGCTTAGTAGTGGTTACCAAGACACTTACAGGCAACTTACTATAAAGGAAAATCAAACAAAATTCCTAACCCAAAAGAAAGAATTTTATGAGAAAGATGTTATACGTTATGACACAGAACTTGAAAGAATATCTAATAATATTTCTACTCTTAGCAACGCAAAATCTTCCTCAATTCAAATTAAAGACGCATCAGTGGATGGAGGTCTTAGAACTACAATTTCCACTTCAGAGGTTAGACTTGCCCAAAAACGTATTGGGGTGGAGGAGGAAAATAGGAAAGATATTAGATCTAAAAGAGAGATAGCATCAGACAGTTTACAAAAATATCAATTAAAAATATTAGAATTAGAAAATAACACCGAAGTAGCTGGAGAATTAGGTTCATTGCAGTATTTATCTAATTTAACGGGGGCTTCAATGGATAAAATCATAAATATATTACTACTTATTATTATATTTGTATTTGATCCTTTAGCTATATCTTTAGTAATAGCTGCAAACTTTGCCTTTGAAAAAGCATATCCAAAAAAAAAAGAAAACTTATACGGTGAACTTGTAGATGATTTTTCGGAATGGGATGGTATCGAAGAAGAGCAAAAAACAATTCCTCGACCATCAAAAGAAGAAATACAAAAACTAGAAGATACTAGGGATGCAATTTTAACAAAATCAGGATTGTATAAGTATAGGGATGAAATAGAGAAACATACTAGTGGAATAGGGGACCCTAAAGTTAAAGAAAAACACGAGAATTTAAATATAATTGAGGTCGAAAAATACAAAACCCATAATCCTCCAGACTTTAACCCCGGGGGGGTTGTAAATAAAAATGAAGATAATTACATTCAAAATAAAATACAAGAACTCCAAAACCTACCAAAACAAAACCTTTCAGGTTGGAGGAGGAAAAAAATACAAGATGAAATAAAGGGTTTAAAAGATAGGTTGGATAACAACGAATCCAAAACCTACTAAAATATATTTAAGTCAAAGTTGGATACCCTAAGAATCCTTCTTATATTTAAATAAATAAGAGTTATATGTACAAGCCAGCATTGTCTAGAGAACAAGTTAATAAAGAACTTTCTAAACTACAAAAATTAAATTATAACCAATTTAGGTGGTGGAGAATGTATCAACCTCCTAATAAACCCCTTGACATTAGAAAACCCCTACGTGAACGCATATTAAATGGGGATTTTGATTATTCATGTTACAGAGTACAAATATATTGGTGTGAATATGAATTAAATACCCTTTTAAAAGAATGTAATGTTGATTATCAAATGTATTTAGAGAAAAGTACAGTTTTAAGGGCACGTAGAAAACGCTTAAATGAAGATTTCGAAAAAGATGAAAATGAAAGGTTACATAATCTTACTATGGAATTTACTAACCATTTTAGATGTAATAAAGAACAAGTAGAAGAAGAAATGTTAAATTGTAGTGGAACTTTAATAGATCTTTATTATAAAATTGAGGACAAATATAAAATAGTCCATATGCCTTATCCTTTAAAGCATAGAGGACGACCTAAAAAAGTTATATAAAATGAAAATATCACACGAAGTACCTAGATGTTTATTAGAAGAATCACGAGAGTATAATCAGTATAGCTACTGTTTACCTCACTTATTAGATATAGATGAAGAATACAAAAACTTCTTCTATGAAGAAAAGGCTAGAGGGCGTTATGTAATAATGGATAACTCTTTACATGAACTTTCTCACGCCTATGATTCTAAACGCCTCCTATATTGGGTCAAAGAACTAGAACCAGACGAATTTATAGTCCCAGATGTATGGATGGATTGTCACCAAACAGCAGCACAAGCCAAATATTGGAATCAATTTGAATTGCCTGAGAAAACTAAGAGAATTGCTGTAATCCAAGGTAAAGACAAAAACGATGCATATCTATGTGCTGGTCTGCTATCTGAATTAGGTTACGACAAATTATGTGTATCTTACGGTGCTACTTGGTATAATGATTTCTTCCCACACAGCAATGCGGACATGGGAAAAGCATTAGGTAGAGTACGTTTTGTACAAGGTTTATTAAATCTAGATCATTTAAAACATATTAAATTACATCTTTTAGGATGTGCTTCACCTTTCGAATTCTCTCTATATGATAAACATCCTCGAATTGAATCCATTGATACATCAAACCCTATTATGATGGCTTTAGAAGGTAAAAAATATAATAATTCATTAGTTATGGATAAACCCAAAGCTAATATGAATGACCATTTTAATATAAATCTAGATAAAATTGATTTAAATTTAGTAACATATAATGTAAATAAGTTTAAATCTTTTCTTGAAAACTAGGCCCCCCAATATTCATTTCGTATATTCACGTATAATAAAATATTAACACTTAAAAAGTAATAAAAAATGAAAAATTATATGATGTCCCTTTATGACTATTTAGGAAGAGCTGCAGGTCCAGAACTAGGTAAAGAAGTATGTGAAGTAGCTGTAAAATTAAAAGAAACCATTGAAGAAAGAAAAATATCAAACTCTAAATATACTGGAAATGTACATTTATATCGTAGAGAGTTTTTAGATGAGTTCTTCAACAACAAACAATATTAACAATGGTAGAAACAATCACCCATTCTTTGGGGTTTTGTGGTGAACCTCATTTAAAATTGCTTGACTTAGCTCCCTTTTCTATGTATATTACGGAAAATATAAAAAACGTTAGCCTATACGTTAAAAATACCTGGCATTTTTTTAATTAAAATAATGGCAAGATATTGTGTGTTTTGAAGGAGGATATCGGTGGTATAAGGAAAGAAACGGAAAATAATAGCTAAAATACATAAATATGAAATTAACAAAAAAACAATTAGCAATTAAAGAATCTGTAATAGCTAGACTAAGAATAGAACAAAAAAACGGGGATACAGAATGTGCTCATTGTAATGCTGATGACTTACTTTGTGAGTTGTTAAATGAATTAGGCTTTATAGATGTAGTAAATGAATGGCAAGAAGTTGATAAATGGTACGCATAGTAGTTTTTTTCTTTATACGTTGTTGACAACATTTTTTAAAGAGGGAGATAAGATTCGTATATTAGAATAAAGGTTTGAAACTCCATAACCTATAAATACCGGAGTAAATTTTTAAATAAAGTATAAATGCAAAAACAAAAAGATCATGTAGTAGTTTCATTAAGTGGGGGGTTAGATTCAAGTACCCTACTACTTCGATGCTTATCAGATTACAAAACAGTCACAGCTATCAGCTTTGATTATGGTCAAAAACACGTCGTTGAGCTAGAGAGAGCTCAATCCTTAATTGAATATATTGCAAGTAAAGACCACAAAGTAAACTACCGTCAAATTCAATTAAATGGGTTAGTTGATCTATTAGATTCAGCATTAGTAACCGGAGGGAAGGATGTACCTGAGGGTCATTATGAGTCTGATAATATGAAAGAAACAGTTGTTCCTAACAGAAACAAGATGTTTGCTTCTATTTCACAAGCAGTTGCTTTATCTATAGCAAATAGAACAGGTGAAACTTGTGATATCGCTTTAGGGGTGCATGCTGGAGATTTCGAAGTTTACCCGGATTGCAGGCAAGAGTTTAGAGATGCCGACGATACCGCATTTAGAGCAGGAAATTGGAATGCTGAAAGTGTAGGGTATTTTACACCCTATATTGAAGGTAATAAATTCACTATCTTACAAGATGGAGAAGTATTATGTGAGGAGTTAGGTTTAGATTTTGATGAAGTTTATAAAAGAACTAATACATCTTACAAACCTATTTTTATTCAAAGCGGAAAACTCGTACCTTCTAGCAAAAAAGGTAATTGGTATTCAGATTACAAATCAGCTTCATCAGTTGAACGTATTGAAGCCTTTATCAAATTAGGAAGAAAAGATCCAGTTGCTTATGCTGATGAAACAGGTCCAGTTGATTACGAAGTGGCAGAAACCCACGTAAAACAAATACTTGCACAACACTGTAAGTAAGAATATATTTTTAAAAAGTTATTGAAACTTATAAATTAAAATATTTATTAGGATTAACGGAGTTCGATTCTTCGTGGAGACTCAAAAGTACTAAGGGATTAGTATATGTCTTTCATCACAGACTTAAACAATTGATGGGGTACTAGACTGGACACCCATAACGCCAGTCTCGTTGGAACAAAGCCGGGTAACAGAGGCCCCAAGTAGTTTGACTAATTTTAAGAGGGTAAGACCTGCAGGTTTATTGAAAGCAAGAAAACCGATACATCTACATTAGAGTTATCCATCTAATGGCATGGAAGATTGGCAGAGTGGTCGAATGCACTGCACTTGAAATGCAGCGTACTGCAAGGTACCGGGGGTTCGAATCCCTCATCTTCCGCAAATAGTACTTACCACGCTATAACGGATTAGGAATTTCCCGGTCGAGCGTACCAGGGTAAGTCTTTTACGAGGATGCATAGTTGCAAATATTTATCCTCAAATTTAAAAGAGAGGTAGTGAAGCTGTAATGGTGTAATTGTTAAATCGAAAAAGGGTTTAGAGTAGAAATAATAATTATAAAATCCATCAGAAACCCCGAAAGACCCGAAACCTCTCTTTTATTTTTTTTTTTGTTTACACCCAAAGGGTGATAAAACTAGTCAGAGATGAAAATTCTTGCAAACTCAATACTTAAAGTTGAGCTGTTAATCTACGGGATTAGCTTTTTTAAAATAAATACTAAAAGACTTGGATAACCAGGTATTTTTTTTTATATTTAGATAAATTAATAATAATTTAATAAAATAAACAATGAAAACATTATTAATAACACTATTAGTTACGGCTACAATCTACCATGCTGATCCCAAACAATGTAACGCCGATTACTTAACTACGGCTTCAATGGAGAAGATAAATCCTAAAAACCCTGCGGGGCATAGATGGATTGCGGTATCAAGGGATTTAGAAAAATTAGGATTTGTCTTTGGTGTAAAAGTCAAAGTAGAAGGAGCAGGTGATTTAGACGGTATTTGGACAATCCAAGATCGAATGAACAAACGATACACTAAACGTATAGACTTTTTAGTAAATAAAACAAGAAAATACGGAAAGTGGGATAAAGTAAAACTAACTATAATAAAATAATAAACTGATGAAAACAACGATATTATGACACCTAAAGAAAAAGCAGAGGAATTAGTAAATAAACATTTAATGATATTAGCAAATGTTTATGATAGTTTAAGAACTAAAAATGAAATGGCTAAACAATGTGCTTTAATTTGTGTAGATGAGCTTATAAATGATAGGCGCAATAGCTATATGGATTTTAAGTATAAGCATTGGGAAAGAGTTAAACAAGAAATAAATAAAAAATAATAATTAATGATTTTAAAAAATAACATCCGGGATAGCAAGATGAGAATCTGGCATATCTCGGATACTTAACTCACACATTTCACAAATTATTAGAAATACCACAAGGAGTAGACCTAGTCATATTTTCAGGTGATTGTAGTAACCCAAGAGACCCTTATAATAACGAACCTGAAGTAAGGGCATTTATAGATTGGTATAGTGGTTTACCTATAAAACATAAAGTATTTGTAGCAGGTAACCACGATTCTTCAATTGAAAAAGGATTAGTTACTAAAGAGGATTTTGATCAGAAGGACATACACTACCTTGAAAATACTTCAGTAGAGATTGAAGGGTTAAAAATATTCGGATCACCTTATACACCTCTATTCGGACAATGGTCTTTTATGAAAGCTAGACATAAGCTAGATAGAATATGGGAGAAAGCTATACCTAATGACAGTGATATTATAATTGTGCATGGTCCACCAAAAGGTGTTTTAGATTTATCATATAATAGAAGAGGAAATTTAGAATTTTGCGGGGATAAATCACTAATGAATAAGATTAAAGAAGTAAAACCCATATACATGATGTTTGGGCATATTCATAATAATGAAGATATAATTAATGCTGGTACTAGAGTTATATATGGGTTAGATACAATATTTTCTAATGGTTCCGTAGTTACGGATAGAAAATTTGGTATGTTAACTAGCAATGGAAATATTTTTGAAATAATATGAGCAAAATAAATCAAATACGGGTTCCAATTGAAATTGAAAAAAATGAAGTCAATTGGAAGTTAGTTAGAGAAAGAGATGGGTTAACCCATGTATCAAGAGCTATAACATGGTTAGAGTTTAATAAGGACGGTACATTTAAAGAGGAATTTAATGAATGTCAAGTTGGTAGGAGTTTGTTAATGTCACCATTTAATAAATTCTTTACTTGGCAAACAACTAAAGTAACAGAAGTGTTAGAACAAAAGGGAGATTATATTAAGTTCAAAACACAAAACAGTAATTACGAACTATTCAAAATATAAGGTATGAGGGTATTAAGAGAATTTAAAAGAAGTATTAAGAAGATATGGTACTGGTTTCCCATTATTTGGAAAGACAGGGATTGGGATTCTCATTATATATTTGAGATCTTAAAACATAAATTAAAAACCCAATCCCAGTACATAGGAACAAATAATAACCACCTAATGGCTAAACAAGATTCTCGAAGAATGGATCTTTGTGTAGAATTAATAAATAAAGTACAGGATGAATTTTACAATATGGAGTATATGGAGTACTTTGATGAAATAAATTGGACTGCACCTACTAAAGACCATCAAGGACTGTATTCCTGGGAGAGTAGAATAATAAAAGATAACTTAGAACAATATTTTGAAAAATATCCACTTATATATAGAAAAGTGATAAGAGGTGAAGGATATTCTAAAATAGAATATGACTTTAAAAAACCAGGAGGAGTTCCTACAGAAGTGAATAAAAAAATAGCTAGGAATATGGCTTATATTAACCAAGATAGAGCCCACAAACTTCTATTTAAAATAATGGAAGAAAATATTTTAAAATGGTGGGATTAAGTTTGGAGAACACAAATATTTTTAGTATATTTATATGTAATAATTAAAAATAAATAAGGTTATGGCAACATTAACAGTAACAGAAGATCAATTAAGATTAATCCAACAAGCATTAGATTTTTATAGTAGAGTTGGTATAGGTCAATTTGGGGTTATTAAAGACCATCCAACATTTGAAAAACATTTACATAAAGAATTTGCTTTAGGTAGTGGACCCTTTAAGGTTGGTGATAAAACAATGCGAGGTGAAGTTGTTGAAATTGACCCCAAAGGTAAATGGATTAAAACCAAGGGTAGTTGGGGTAATGGTGATGAAATAAAAAAATGGACTGATATAGGTAAAATA